ATCAATTGTTCGGGAGTTAGCTCTTCCAACTCTTCGGGGTCTGTATCGGAGAGTATGGAAACCGCTTCCAACGTGTGCAAAAACACGCTGTTAAATTCGTTTGGGTCAATCGAATTAAGTTCGACCCATTGGCTAACCGTTACCTCGTTCCAGCTCTTCGGTAGTTTCATCTACTTTCTTTTCGGTTATCTTGGTAATCTTTTGTAGAATATCGAGAATATACGGAAATGCAATTTCTGCGTTTTGTTTCTTGAATAAATTAACCTTCAATTTCAGGTGCGCAGGTGCGTAATGTTCAGTTCTTGTAAGGTCCGTTCGTTTGAATAGGATTGAAAGCGTTTGAGCCGTAAAGTTTTCGTCTTGACTTCGGTAAATTTTCTCAATCATTCCAAGGTCTTTAACACCTATTTGTTCATTTGCCTCATAAGTGTACTTATCAATGACAATTTGCGTCACCTTTTCAGTACTTGGTATATCGGACTTGTTGAACTCTTTAATGTAGTTAGCGAACTCGTCAAGTTCCATTGAATCGAACGCCTTTTCTTCAACACCTAAGTAAATAAATTTTTCAATCCACTTTTCAATAGTGTCTAACTCGGTGTTATTCTCAATTTTGTTGAGGTGGTCGAACTGCTCAACAGTTAGCTCGTTTAGTTGGTTTGGAATTTCGGTCCCGTAAATTTGTATCATTGCTTAGATTTTAATCAAAGGTAAAAAATAATGTTGAAAAATTAACCAAAAAATTTAAGCGTTACTTATGTAGGTAATGGATGGACTACCGACTTACAAAATCACAATAGACGAAGCATACAATGACGGGACGGAACCGCTTGGAGTTGATGCCATAGCATTCACAGCAAACCCTGCAGTTTTAGTTAAGGGCGTAGCGTTTAAGTCCCAAGCTAAAAGTCACTTTGCAGACGAAAAGAAATATCGTATCACAGCACCTGCCATGATTCCGATGGACATTTACCGACGTGATGACGAAATGGGCGAGTACTATGTACAATTCTCAGAAGTCGAAATAGATACAATCTTTAAGGACTTCATGCTGAATCTAAATAATAGAAATTTATTCAACTTAGAACACGAAGGCGACAAAATTGTCCCTGCGTATATTCTTGAAGCGTGGCTTGTGGATAACCCAGAAGCGGACAAGGCTAAAAGTACTTTCGGTATTTCAGTACCTAAAGGCACGTTAATGGTCACGGCTCAAATCACGGACACGGACTACTATAATAAGTTAGTCGAAGCGGGTCAAGTAGGCTTTTCAATCGAAGGATTTTTAGGTCTTAAATTAAGCAACCAAATAAATACAAATAATATGTTACCAGACGGCACACACACGCTCGAAGATGGAACGGTTATCGTTATCAAAGACGGTCAAATCGTAGAAGTACAAGAGCCAATGGCTGAGGAACAAGTAATGGAAGTTGAAGCGTCTACGGAAGTGGAAATGGCGGACACAACCGAAGTAACCGAAGAGACCGTTAAGGAGGAAGAGGTTGTTGAAGTTGAAGCAGCTATTGACCCAGCAGCGGATGCGGAGGCTATCTTGGCAATCGTTAGTCCTTTATTGGAACAACGTATTTCTGAGGTGTTACAAGTTATCGCAGACCTAAAGAATGAACTAACTGAAACGGAAGAAGTCGCACCCGTTGAAGAAATCAAAATGACAGCGGCGCAAAAGTTTAACCAAGTAATTGACTTCTTAAAAAAATAAAGACAATGGCTAAAAAGTACAAATTCGATTTGACAGTAGACGCAAGTGCGTTGCTTCAAGCAAACCCAAGTGAATATTATTCGCTTCTTTACGGAATGGAAAACGCAGTAACTAACTACCGTGTCCTTCCGGGTATTAAAAACAAAACTAAAATTGCAACGGTTGTTTTCGCAAACGTACTTGCTGAAGCAGGATGTGATTTTAACGCTCAAGACGGTACTGTTTCTGCAGTTGAAGTAGATGTTTGTGCATTGACTTCACAAGCGTCTGTTTGTCAGTACGACCTTGAACAATCATGGTTGGCTTTGGAAATGGCTAAAGGTTCTAACTCAGACTTTTCGGTTGCTTCTTTCATGAACTTCTTTTGGGGTCAAATGGCAAAGAAAGCACACCAAGAATTGGCTTTGTTGATGTGGCAAGGTGACATAGCAGCAGAAGGTGCTTTAAATCTTTGTAATGGTTGGTTAAAGCGTTTGTGTGACAACTCTGACTATATTAATGGAACAGTTCCTGTTGGTGGGTTTACATCTTCAAACATTCTTGCAAACGGTTTTGCACAAGCACTTGGTTTGGCTACATCTGAAATGTTGGTGAACCCTGCAAATATGCAGTTTAAAGTTTCCCCTGACGTTGCTGCTTACTACCGTATCGCTACAGCGTCACAAAACAACGTAACAAACGTAACTGAAGGTTTGGCTTTGACTTACTTGGATATTCCAGTTGTTGTTGAGTACGGACTTCCTGCTAACTCAATTATCCTTTCTGACTATACTAACTTTATCTATGCTTTGGATATGGAAGGTGATGTAGATAACTTGCAAATTGTAGACTTCAGCAAAACTACTTTGGACCGTCGTATCGGTGCAAGAGCAGACTTCAAAGCAGGTTTCTATACTGTGAATGACACGCAAATCGTTTGGGTTGGTGGTGATGCTTACTGCGACTAATCAATTTATTTAGATAGTAGGGGGACTAACCTCCCCCTTTTTTTTAACCTTAAACACTAAATAAAATGGCTTGTAGTACATTAACAACAATTTTAAAGGGTTGCGACAACAATATAGGAGGAATTACTTCAATTTATATCAATGACATGGACAACATTACGGGTCCAATCGTTGAGGCTAACTGGATTATTTCTGACTTTGGTACACTTGTAGACCCTTTCATTCCTTTCGAGTTTAGACGTAACACGGGAATGTTTACCGAAGAGGCAGCGATTGACCTTGTAAACGGTTCTTCATTTATTACGCAAACGATTACTTTGATGTTTCACCGTCGTGAAGCAGCTAAGTCTAAGTCTATTAAAATACTTGGCGAAGGTCAAAGAGATTTAGCACTTGTAGTGGGTGACGCAAACGGAAAGTATTGGTATTTTCCAAACGCTCAATTAACTGCGGTTGCTGAAGGTTCTGGAACGGCTAAGGCTGACGGTTCTAAGTACTCAATTACGTTTGTAGCTGAAAACGAAAACCTCGCATTTGAAGTTGCAGCGGGTGAAATTCCTAACATTATCTAATTAGATAACTCAGATTTTAAGGGGTGGCTTCGGTCACCCTTTTTTATTTAACCAACTTTTCGAATGGTTACTTATTAAAGTAGTATGATATACTTAGAAAAAAATTCACTCAATATTTTTGCCTTAACGCTTACCGAAAGTGCGACTATTTCGAGTCCTGTTTGGTTGTTTAAATTCGTGTGGGAAATGGACGTAACACAAGACCCTATTTATTGGGTTGGTGTGGACTTTTCTCAGTACCCAAACCGTTATAATTTATTCCGTTTAGAAGAGGGCGTAGAGGTTACTTTTAGAATAGGGCAATACAGATATTTTGTTTACGAAAGTCCCGAGCCTATTGTAGTGGACGAAAACACCAACGAACTTGGTTTAACACTTGTTGAAGAAGGGCGTATGGTGGTCGAAGGTGTATCAAATTCAATTTATGACTAATGGGTTTATTTGGAAAATTTAAAAAAGACGAAAGTCTTAAGGTAGTGGACACGGGTTATCAAAGTTTTAGCACACCGTTCTTGAAAGTACCAAGCGGAAATTTATCTTTACCTCGTATTGATGTACGCTATACAACACAGGGTTACGTTCGTTTTGGTGATGACAATCTTTACCCGCAGTACTTGAATCAAATGTACTTTATGAGTCCATTACATGGTTCTGTTGTAGACTTTAAAACAAACGCTGCAATCGGTGGGGGTTATTCATTTGATGAGTCTAAACTCACGGACATGGAAAAGGTAGTTTTGTATTCATTCGGTAAGAAAATCGGATTGAAAGGTACTATTAAAGCTATCACAAAAGACATTATTTTGCATGACCGTTGCTACTTTCACGTCGAATTAAAGGCTGGTAAGGTGTTTAACGTGTACCGGATAGCCCCTGAAAAGGTACGAATAAACCAAACCAAAACTATCTACGCAGTAAATGAGGATTGGGAATACGGACTTCAAATAAAGACTTATTTACCATACCACCCCGAACATAAAGACGGTTGTTATTTATTGGCTTACGAAGGTCAAAGCGTAGGGCAAGACTATTACCCTTTACCTCAGTACACAAGTGCGTTAAACTTCGCCTTTTTAAGTGGTGAACTATCTTACTTGCAGAAGTCGAACATTCAAAATAGTATTTTCCCGTCGTTTGCTATGATGTTCCCAAAGAAACCGCAAGGACCTGAGGAAATGCAGTTAATCAAAGACACGGTTAATAAGTTAAAAGGTGCAGAAAATAGTGGTAAAGCGGTTGCCTTCTTTGCTAATAACAAGGAGTCCCTTCCTGACTTGGTGAACGTACCTACAAACTCAAACGACGAACTGTTTAAGGGGGTTTCTGAATTAAATACAGAGCAGATTTGTTTTGCGCATACCATTGACCCAATATTACTTGGAGTTAGAACCACGGGTTCGCTTGGTTCGGGTTCGGACATTAAACAAGCCTATGTAATTTTCGAGAAAAATACTATTATTCCTTTGCGTGAAACGGTAGCAGATGTATTTAACCAACTATTAAAAGTTGTAGGTATTAATACTCATATCGAAATTACTAATTACCAAATCGTAAACGAAACGATAACAGCTGTTGAGGATGAAGGAAGCCAAGTAACCAACGCATTAAACGCAATGAGTCCGCTTGTAGCTACAAAGGTACTTGAATCAATGACAATAAATGAAATACGAGCGATGGCAGCCCTTGCACCTGTACCTGATGGTGACGTTGTTAAATCTCAAATCGGATTAATACCACCTGCATTATGATTTATTTCGTAACTGAAAATTACTTAAAAGTAAACACACCAATCACGGCAAATGTGGACGTGACGGACGTTTTCCCGTACGTTAAACCTGCTTCTGATATGCGAGTACAAGCTATACTCGGAAGTTACTTCTATGCTTATTTATTGGGTGCTTATAACGCTCAGACATTAAACAACGACGAAGAAACTTTAGTTGAGAAAATTCAACCCGTTGTAGCATGGAGGGCAGCCGAGCAAGCAGCCTTCGGACTTACTTACCAATTAAAGAATAAAGGTATTCAAACACAGTTCGGTGACTACTCAAATAACGTGAGTCAAGGTGAAACAGCATTCGTGATGGACCACTACGGGCAGATGGCAGCCTTTTACGAAAAGCGACTTACTAACTACCTACTAACTAACAAGGCTTTATTCCCTGAGTTTACGAGTGACCTAAACACGGATTCAGATATTAAACCTGTAGGGGGTTGCGGAAATAGAGGGGACTACGATAACACAATGATGGTTATTTAATGGCAGACCAGGAAATAAATATAAAACTTAACGGTATTGCACAAATCCGTTCTGAGTTAAAAGCCCTAAAAGGTGAACTTGCCAACGCAACAGACCCTAAACAAATGGCTGCCCTTGCAGAACAAGCGGGCGCATTAAGTGACCAACTTAAAGATGCCAACGAACGGGCTGCGGTCTTCGCTTCGGGGTCACGTTTTGAGCAGACTTCAAATGCTTTCGGGTTAATGAAGTCCCAACTTATGGACATGGACTTTGAGGGGGCTGCAGAAAGTGCTAAGTTGTTCGCTGGGAATTTAGGAAAAATTGACGGCAAAACTATTTCGAGTTCACTTAAAGGGCTTGGCTCAACTATTGGCTCGGTTGGTGGTGCGTTTCTAAAGTTAGGGGCGCAACTATTAATCAATCCTATCTTCTTACTTGTTGCTGTTATTGGTGCTATTGTAGCGGGGTTGTATATGTTAGCAGATAGACTCGGATTCGTTACTAAATTTGTAGACTTTTTAACCCAAGCCTTTAAGCCTTTAATTGATATGATTAAATGGTTTTTGGACTTGATGGGTTTGACATCTTTTGCAGCCGATGAGGCACTGGCTAAAACTACAAAGGCACTTGAAGAGGAAAAGGAAAAGCGTCAGGAGGTCTTGGGTGTTATGGACCAAAAGATAGCCTTGTTAGATGCCGAAGGAAAAAGCACCTTAGCGTTAAGGATTGAACGTAATAAATACCTTCAAGAAGAAATCAATAACAACCTTAAGTTGTTGGAGATTATGGACAATAATTTCTTGAATCAAACCAAGCTATACAAAGACACGGTCAAAGAGAATAAAGCCAAGGCACAAGAAATAAAAGTTGAAGAGGTTAAGTTACAAAGTGAGGTTAGAGCCGAAGCCAAAAAATCAGCCGAAGCCCATGAACAATTTTTATTGGACCGACTTGCAGCAACACGTTTGATTGAAGACCTTAGACTTGGCTTAATGAATGACGGCATTGAAAAAGAACTTGAAGCAAACCGACTTAAATATGAGCGTCTACAAGAAGACCTTTTAAAGAATAAAAAATTTAACGAGAAAGAACGTATAGCTTTAAATGAGTTATATGTAAAGGAAGCTGAACAAACGGCTAAAGATATCAATCAGAAATACGTTGATGCTGAAATAAAGAAACAGGAAGAACTCGCAGCTAAACGAAAAGAAGAACAAGAAAAAATAATAGCAGACCAAGACGCTTTATTTGCAATGCGCCAAGCGTTGAGTCAAACCGAACAAGAACGCGCCATTGCTCAAATAGTTGCTGAAAGTGAAGCCAAGTTAGCACTTGTAGGAATAACGGCAGCCGATGAAGTTTTAATTGCTCAAGACACAGCGGATAAAATAGCAGCTATTGAAGAGGAAGCAGCAAAAAAACGTGAAGAACAAAGGCAAAAAGAACTTCAAGACAAAATTAAAATAGCCGAAGACTATACAAATTCGGTTAATAGTTTAGCCGAAACGGCGTTTACGTTGTCTAATCGATTTGGAAAACAAGACGAAGAAAGCAAAGAGAAACGGGCAAAGCGTCAATTTCAAGTAGCTAAAGCCTTGCAGTTAAGCATGGCAATCATGGACGGGTTTAAAGCCGTTACAACGTTCTTTTCTACTAACTCTTTAACGGTTGCAGGTGTACCAAACCCCGGTGCTATTGCGTCACTTGCTTTAACACTTACTTCGGTAGTGGGTAACATTGCGAAAATTGCGAGTACTCAGTACGGCTCTAAAAGTTCAGGCGGTGCTGGTGGTGGAATGACAGCACCAAGTGGCGGAGGTACTGCAAATGCAGGAGGAGGGACACCTTCTTTTAGTCTTTTCGGGCAAGGTAACAATATGAACACGACAAGCGGACCAAAAGACGTAGAAAACAATTCAAACCAACTTACAGTTAAAGCGGTTGTAGTTGAAAGTGACGTAACGTCTACTCAAAATAAGGTTAAGAAAATGCAGGAAAACGCTACATTATGACAAGCTATATAACATTACTTTCAAAAATAGAGCAGTTTTGTAACGCTCACTTGCAAATCAAAAAATACGGGGGTGAATTTCGGGAGCAGATGCCGAACTTTTCTACTAAAGATGAAAAGTACCCTGTGGTTTTTGTTGAGCCTGTAAGTGATTTAGAGGACTTAAACACGAATCAATTTAGCATTAACGTTTATTGTGTCGATATAATCCAAAAAGACCGTGCAAACCTTAACTCAATAGTATCGGACTGCCAACTCATCTTAAAAGATATGTACGTTTATTACACCAACGACATGGATTTACAGTTGGATGTGGTGGGTACGTCTACAATGACCCCTGTAAATAACTTTGACAGTGACTATGTAGCGGGGTGGGTTATGTCAATAACGTTTGAGGTGGCAACTTACGGACCTTGTGAAATACCAATGGAGCCCATAACACCCGAACCGCCCGTAGAATGTCAAGATGGTAGCGTCGAAAACTCAAATGGAAGCTATACGGCAACCGTTCCGAGTGGTGGTTTACTTATATTACCAGACACAACTTACAACGTCTATTTAGATTCTATTTTAGTAGCAACTGAAACAGCGGTAACTTTAGCAAATTTTGATATCAATATAGTATGGCAGTAAATATAAATATACCTTCACAAGTATCTCAAACAATTACGGATGGGGTTACGGACAAAGCACCAAGCGAGAACGCAGTATTTGACGCTTTAAATTTAAAAGCTAACACCGCAGACTTAGGTGCTACGGCTTTTTCAAATGATTACAATGACTTAGACAACTTGCCTACTATTCCAAGCGTTACGGGGTTTGTACCTTACACGGGTGCAACTAACGACTTGAACATGGGGACGTACAACGTAACGGCGGACCACATTAACTTAAACGTGTCACCTTCGGGAGCGGGTTTTGTTGTAGGTTCTACGCAATGGAACAACACAATCGGAAGTTCTGAAACACTTTTGAAAGGTGGTAACGTAACGTTAAAAAACGGTGTGGACTTAGTAGCCCGAATCGTTAATAAAGTAACACCTAACACCACACTAACAAAAGCAAATTACCAAGCGGTTAAGGTTAGCGGTGCAACAGGTGGGCGTTTATCGGTTGGACTTGCTCAGGGAAACACGGACTTAAATAGTGCGGATACTATCGGTTTAGTTACTGAAACAATAGCTACTAATCAGGAAGGTTTTATAATTACGGTTGGACAATTACTCGACATTAATACGACGGGTTCTTTACAAGGTGAAACGTGGGCAGATGGTGACGTACTTTACCTAAGCCCTACGGTTGCAGGGCAATTGACAAACATTAAACCAACGGGGGCAACGGGTCACATAGTTGTTATGGGTTACGTTGAATATGCACACGCTAATAACGGGGCTATTTACGTTAAAATTATGAACGGGTGGGAGCTTGATGAACTTCATAATGTTTACATCAATCAAGGTACTTTAGCAGACAATAACCTTTTACAATACGACTCGGCTACATCGCTATGGAAAAACGAAAGTTTATCTACAGCTGGGGTTCAACCTACTCTAGTAAGTGGCACAAGCATTAAAACAATTAACGGAACTTCTGTTCTTGGTAGTGGTGATATAACAATAAGTGGGGGCGGTGGAATAACCGTAGGCACAACAGCCGTAACTTCGGGGACTATTGGGCGTGTATTTTTTCAAGGCACAGGAGATGTAGTTCAGCAGTCTGCTAATATGTTTTGGGACAATACTAACATTCGTTTAAATATTGGTGCCGTTGCTTCAAATACAGCAAGGCTTGATATAAAAGCCCCAGGTGCTTTGAGTACGGATATAGCATTTCGAGTTAGGAATTCAGCGGATAGTGCTGATATATTAACTGTGCAAGGTGATGCAATTGTTCATGCAAAAACAAGAATGAATTGTGGTACATCTGGAATGACCACAACGGGAGGCGCATTACATGTATATGCTGGAAATAGTGCCGACGCTGTCGCAAGATTCTACGGCACAACAGGCAATGCTTTTTTAAATATTAGAACAGCAGCCAACGGTTGTCAGATGGAATTATTTAGCTCTTCAGGTGTAGCTGGTTTACAATTAAATGGACAATATAGTAATGCAATTACTTTGGCTGCAGGTCGAAATATTGTTTTTGATACTGTGTCTGGTGGTAGAATAGGAAGTGCAACAAATGAAAAAATAGGATTTTGGAATGCCACACCAATAGTTCAACCTACGACAGCAGTAACGGCAGCTACATTAGTAAGTGGAGGAGGTACAGCAATCACAAGTACAGATACTTTTGATGGATACACTTTGCAGAAAGTAGTCAAAGCATTACGAAATACGGGGATTTTAGCATAAATTTACAAATAAAAAATCATGGGACTTTTAATTAATTCAACAAAAGAAAAATCAATCACCATTACAGGTACGGACATCGCTTTGCCATTAGTATACGGAAGATTGGAATTTGCAGCAAGAGCAAACGGAACTACTTTAGAAATTGCAGTCGGAACTTATGCAAGTAAGTCAGCATTTGAATCGGGTAGCGGTCAAATATTTACGGACGTTCCACAAGGGAATTTAACCGTAGAACTTCAGACAGGTGAAATTCAAGGTTTAGATACTGCGCACACATACGCACAAGCTGCTTTTGAACAAATGGGGTACGACGTAACTATTCAGATGTGAAATATTTAATCACTGGATTAGTCGCCGTCTATTCGTTTTTTGCACCTATTCAGGTCATCTTATTAGTAATAGGGTTGGCAATATTTGTAGACACTTTTGTTGCTGTCCGTTTGAGTCCTGAAAAGTTTTCAAGTCGCCGACTTCGACAGGGCTTAGTAGGTAAAATGATTACTTATCAAAGTGCGGTGATTCTTTTTTTCCTTATCGATTACGCAATGGTTAACGAGATGGTTAAAACCGTCTTTTCGGTGGATTATACTTTAACTAAATTAGTCGGTTTATTCCTTGCATCAATCGAGGTTGTAAGCATTGACGAAAAAATACGTTTAAAATACGGTGATGATAAAGGTTTTATTGCCCGTTTCAAGTCTTTTATAAAAAAGGTTAAAGCAATCAAAGATTCATTTTAATGAAGTATTTATTTCTCCTATTATTGGTGTGTAGCTGCTCGGTCAATTACCACCTCAACAAAGCGTTTAAAAAGGGTTACCGTTGCGACACTATTACGGACACTATTCGAGTAGTTAAAGTGGATAGTTTCTTAGTAGTTAAACACGACACGACCTATTGGGAAAAAATAATAACGTCAAAAGATACTATTATAAAGTACAAGACTTCCTACATACCAAAAACACGTTACGAAATTAGATTCGATTACAAGCGTTTTAACGATAGTTTACAGTCGATTAGACAAACGTATAAAGACAGCCTAAGATATGCGCTTAAAACGGCTAAAAATGACGTTAAACGTGAACGCATAGTACAAAGAAAGTCACCACTAAACCAAGTAAAGAACTATTTACTCATTTCATCCTTTATTCTCTTTCTTATTTTAATGTTTATTCTGCTTAGAAAAGTCTTACTTTAGCAAAAAAACCTTATGAATATTGAAACTTATGTAAAATTTATTAAGAAATGGGAAGGCGGTCTTTCAGGTGACCCGTCTGATTCCTGTTCTGCAATGTATTGCCCTACTTTATTCAAGGGTAAAATGTACCATACTAATATGGGTATTTGTTACTCAACTTGGTCGGGTACTTTTGGCACTACAAATGACCAACGATTTTTAAATATGAATTCAGAGGATTGGTTTAAAATCTTTAAGAAAGGGTATTGGGACCAATGTAGAGCCGACGAGTTTAAGTGTTTTTCCGTTGGTGTTATCGTTGCGGGAATGGCTTGGGGGTCAGGTCAGCATAGGGCAATCATTACATTACAACAAGCGTTAAATAATTTAGGTAAACACGTAGCTATTGACGGTAAAATCGGACCAATGACAATTAAGGCGTCAAATGAATTAGACAATACTATTTTATTTGATGAATTAATCCGGCTCCGTGAGGCTTTCTTTATTGCAATCTCAAAGCCCGGAATGAAAAACGCTAAATTTCGTAAAGGTTGGTTAAATAGGTTAGCCGACTATAACAAAACATTCAGACCATGACACGCAAAAGACTATTTTTCGACATTGAAACAAGCCCGAATATAGTCACAAGCTGGCGAATCGGTTACAACCTTAATATAAGCCATGATAATATAGTAAAAGAACGTGCTATTATTTGCGTATGTTGGAAGTGGGAAGGCGAAGATAAAGTTCACGCTTTGACGTGGGACAAAAAACAAGACGATAAGACCCTACTAAAAAAGTTCATTCAAGAACTCAACAAAGCAGACGAAATAATCGGACACAACGGCGACAGGTTTGATATTAAATGGCTTCGTACACGCTGTATATTTCATGACATTGAAATGTTCCCTACATACAGAACTATAGACACGCTTAAATACGCTAAAAGTGGCTTTTACTTTAACTCAAATAGACTTGATTACATAGGTAAATATTTGGGGGTTGGTGGCAAAGTAGATACGGGGGGTTTTGATACTTGGAAAAAGATTATTTTCGACAAAGACCCTGATGCTTTAAATCACATGGTTGAGTATTGCAAAAATGACGTAGTGATTCTTGAAAAAGTATTTGATAAATTACGCCCTTATTCTAAACACAAAGTCAATTATTCTACGTTGCGAGGTGGTGAACGTTGGGAATGCCCTAACTGTGGAACGCCTAACATACGTTTAAGTAAAACCTATACAACTTCAGCAGGAACAATCATGCACTCGCTACAATGTAAAGACGGATGCCGTTCAGCTTACTCAGTAAACAATAAAGTGTATATCGATTGGCTTCAATATAAAATGATAAACAATATTTAGTATCTTCGTACCTACTTCTTTTTCATGTTAGGTTTAAATGGGGCTTTCTTTCGGGTTAGCCCTGTTTTTTTGTAAGGTTATTCTTGACAAAATGTATTTATTGTAAGGCTATACCTTTACAAAATCACTATTCCATGAATTTTTATTTTGCCCTGAAACCCGCACTATCATTGACTTTAAAAATAGACTTTAATTTTTTTTGTTAAAAAAGTGTGCAAAAGTATTGCGTATTAAAAATAATGCAGTATATTTGTAAGGTCAATAAGGCACAACAATTAAAAAAAAGAAGTATGAAAAATTTAATCACCTATTTCACGCCACGCAATACAGAAGAGCGTAACTCTTTATTCGGAATATTTGCAGGGCTTTTAATTTTATCTATTGTATTTTACTTTTATTCACTTTAACTATGGAAAAGCAACCGTTTATAGAATTTGTAGCTAGCATAATTAGCGACGAATATTTCATAAATCAAAATGAAGAATACAAAAAAGGTGTTTATACCAAACTTCAACAAATTTATGACGAAACATTAGAATCTAAATTTCAATCAGGGCTTCATAGCGGTTATACTGAAGGCATAAGACACGCTAGAGAATTAATATATAAAAAATAAACTATGGAAACAAAATGTTTTTTCTGCGACGGAACGGGGAACTTTCAGGTCGCTTGTTGGGAAGAGTCACGCATGGTTTGGTGCGAATGCAACGAATGTAATGGTGAAGGTACAATAACTAAAATTATCGAACATGAAGACGAAGAAGAAAATATTGGTTTTTGAGGAAATCTTAAGACGACAGTTAGCCATCACCCACGCAGATAGAAAAAAGTGGTGGACCAATTACAACGCAGACTTAGTAAACCGAATTTCAGAAATCAAAAAAGCAACAACGTAAAATACTATTAACAAAAACACGGTAAAACGTAAAAACTATTTAGCATGAAAACACCAGTAGAATTTTTAGTTAATGCATTTGGACAACTTGAATATTTAAAAGCCAAAGAAATTAAACAAGCCTTAGAACTTGAAAAAAAAGAAAGATTAAAACGTCAGTTATTTATTGGTAAAGTGTCCGAAATAATTGGCTCTGAAAAGACGATTGAACTATTAAAAGAATGTAATCATGAAATGGAAAGTAACATATAAAGGCTACGCACACAAAACTTGGATAGAGATGTACAAGATAGTGACAGCCAACAGCAAAGAAGACGCAATCAAAAAAGCCGACCTTTGGGAAGGTATAATTTTAAAAGTAGAAATGATATGAACCAAGAACTCAAACTCCTTGCAGCCATCGGAATAATGCCGGTACTCGCGGACTTCCTCGAAGACCTAAACGAAGACAAAGCATTTAGAACTGATATGAAGATAGCAACGCAGAACCTCATCGGACAAATACGAAAACTCGATGAAAGGATTATGAAGAACGCGTCACAAGAAACAAGCGAACAACAAATAAACATACAAATAGCATTCAGACAATGGTTAAAGACAGCGAAAGATACGGCAGAAAGTTAAAATACATTAAGTCGAAATTACCGAAACGGAACTTCTACACGATGCACGAGTTTTTCTTGGTGTGTCCCTATTCAATAGACGAACTAAAAATCCCTAACCGAAGCCGTGACATCATGCAGTGGCGACAATTAGGGATGGCATGGGCGTGTTTATGTGGCATGTCAATAGTCGAAGCTGGTAAGACGTTTAATAAAGACCACGCAACCGTAGTTTACTCTCAGGAAATGTTAGTCTACGCCTTAGACGGTTTCCACCCCATGCTAAGAGAAAAGCTACAAGACGTGATTGATTGCGTTGAGATAGCACAACACGCGAGTAACGACCAAAACACGAACGTAATAATAGCCAGTAGACAAATCGAACGGTTGTTGATAAAAAAATATAATCGAATCAACCAAATGAAACGTTAAACACTTAATATTGTAGACGAGTTCGCTTCCACGTTATAGAACTTTAAAGGTGTTATTATGCCCTATTGATTATTAGCGAGGTGGAAGCCGCGAACGTCAGTAGGGTTTTTTTATGTATTAAAAATTTAAGTTATGAATGAAGAAAAGGATTATTTAGAATTTACTTGTAAGTTGTCTCCTGAAAGTGGTGATAGATTATTTGTAAGTGCTGGTGGAACAGTATTATTTGATATTACAAATGGTGAAAATAGTATTGGAGTAGGTTTAGACGAAGAAGATATAAAAGAACTAATCCAGTATTTAATAAGATTTTTATGAATGGCTACGATTTAAGCAGAAACTTTTGCAACTGGGCATTTGAGAACCCTGACAAAGTGAAGCCAATTCACTATGCAATTTATTACTTTTCAATTGAGCATTGCAACCGATTAGGTTGGAAGGATAAATTTGGACTTCCTTCTCAAATGGTTATGGAGGCAATAGGTGTTAAAAATTGGCGAACGTACTCGGCAGGATTGCAAGAACTTGTTGACTTTGGATTTATCAAGATGATAGAAATTAGTAAAAATCAATACTCATCTAACATAATTGCTATTGTAAAAAATACAAAAGCACCTACCAAAGCACTAGACAAAGCACTGCAAAAGCATAGTACAAAGCAAAGTCAAAGCACTGTTAGTATAAATAAACAAGAAACAATAAACAAAGAACAAGTACATCCACTCGTTGAATATTTAAATACTAATTGTCCTAAAGTTCAAAGTTTATCTAGCCCAATAAACAACTCGGAGGCTGAACGTCTATTATTAGAATTTGATAAATATGATTTAGTCGATGTATTTATGTCAATGGAAAATTCTAAGGATTTAAAAAAGAAATATGATAGTGCTAATTTAACTGTTAGAGGTTGGATAAAAACACGACAAAAGAATAATAGTACATTCGGACAAATTAAACAACAAAATAAATTCAAAGCAGCATGGGAATAGAAGGATTTAAGGTTACTGAACCTAACGACGTACTAAACCAACTCAAAACCTACCGAGACAAATACCACGAACGAGGTAAGTATTTAGGGTTTGAAAGTTTAGATAAACACTATTCGATGCAGTTAGGAAATTGCACAGATTGGACGGGTTTCCCCATGAGCGGAAAGACTCAAGTGTTGATGGAGTTACTTGTTAACGCATCGATGTTTTATTCGTGGAAACACTTGGTATATTTTCCTGACGTTGGGAATAATGTCGAAATTGTCGCGGACCTTTTGCACAAAAAGACGAGCAAATCATTTGACCCAAAGAAACCTAACACGATAACGGACAAAGAAATCGAACAAAATCTTGAATGGGTTTTATTTCATTTCAAAATCTTAACGCGAACGGACGTAAAAGCGAAACTTACACCTATGCAGTTTTGGGACTTAGCCGCCGAAATGAAAAAAAGCGAAGGACTTGAAACAGCAAGTATAGATTCTTGGAAAGATATGAGCCACCCATACGATGAGTTTGGCGGTTATGCGACTTATTTGGAGTTTTGCCTTCCGTATCGAAATCACATTGCCGAAGAAAATAATCTTCATTTTCACACCATTATTCACCCGAAGTTGACGGAAAAGGGTAGAGATGGAAAAAGGAACGCCCCCGGACCTTACGACTTGAAAGGAGGCTCGGAGTGGTTTAATAGTGGCAAGTGTATGATTACGGTACACCGTCCTGACATCAATAGCAATGTAGCCGAAATCAAAATGAATAAAATCAAACCTCGTTCGGTTGGTCAAATTGGAGATGTTGTGCTACATTTCGACGTGAACACGCTCACTTATTACGAATTGGATATGATTGGACCGAGTGACCTGCAAAAAAGATACGCATCACCGAAAGGAGAGATTAAAGTCAGTAAATTAGTGCCAGAACTCAACAACTTCTACGGACCAAAAAACGAATTTAATAACGACTTACCTTTTTAATATGAGAAAAAACATACTTTACGGGGATTTAATAGTAATAGAAAAAAACAAAGAAAAACAATTAAAAAACTGCGTTTGGACTGAAGGAGATTTATTATATAAAAATAATAAAATAGTAAATGTTTTAAATTCTAAAGTAGTAGGTCAAACTGCAATAAATTTAGGGTATACTGAAGTGAAAAAAAATGACGAAATTAGAAACAATATAACTGGAGCATATGAATAATTTAGAACTAAATAAGATTTACTGCGAGAGTAATCTTGAAACAATGGCAAAGATGCCTGACAACTTTATTGATTTAACAGTAACAAGTCCACCATACGACAATTTAAGGACATATAAAGACGATATTGATAAGTCTTGGGGTGAACATATCTGGAAACAAATAATAAATGAACTTTATCGAGTTACTAAAGAAGGTGGTGTAGTTGTTTGGGTTGTGAATGATGCAACAATAAATGGAAGTGAAACCGGGACAAGTTTTAAACAAGCATTGTATGCAATGGAATGTGGCTTTAATTTGCACGATACTATGATTTATAGACGAATATCTCCATTTCCTGATTCAATAAGATTTCATCAAAGTTTTGAATATATGTTTATTTTTTCAAAAGGTAAACCGAAAACATTTAATCCATTATATGAACCAAAATCTGAAAACTCATTTAGTAGAAGTAACACTACCACATATAGAGATAAAGAAGGTAACACAAAAACAGCAGATGAAAAAGCATTAAAAAGATTAAAGAAAGCCACTGAAAGTAAAGAGAAATTAATGTCCAATATTTGGAATATACCAGTAGGGTATATGGTATCGTCAACAGATGACATATTTAGTCACCCAGCTACATTCCCTGAAAAATTAGCTAAAAATCACATTTACTCTTGGTCAAATGAAGGAGACTTAATTTATGACCCGTTTATGGGAAGTGGAACAACTGCTAAAATGGCGCATATTTATAAGAGAAATTGGATAGGAAGCGAGTTATCTCAGGAATATGTTGATTTAGCTAACAAAAGATTAAAACCATATTTAGACCAAACAACCCTATTCTAATATGAAAGAACTTGACATTTTAACCGCACAAATCAACCTACAGACACTTGACCGAGCGTTGACGATGAGCATTTACGACTTGAAGACGAAACACACGCACCGAGTTGACCTGATTAAGCCGATGGAAACACGACAAATCGAACTGAAAGAAGCGATGTTAACCTTTTACCGAGTTTGCGAAGACCACAAGCAAGTGATTAAGAAATACTACGCAGTGTTTGAGGAGAATTTGAGACTACGGAATGAAAACACGGAACTAAAGAAATTTATATGAAGTCATGTAAAAAATGTGGTGAAACCTTTACACCATTTACGACTTTAGACAAACATTGCTATGTCTGCAAAAAGACGGAACAAGCGTTAAAGAACCTCGCCAAGATTAAAAAGGACAAGGTCAAAAAGGCGAAAGAAGACCTGCTCACTACGTCGGACTACCTTAAATTGGCTCAACAAGTCGTAAACAAATACATAAGAATGCGAGATGCAGACAAAGGTTGTATTTCATGCGGTCAAACACTCGGAAGCAAATATGACGCAGGGCACTATTGGAGCGTAGGTGGTCACGGGAATGTGCGTTTTGACATTGACAATATACACGCCCAGTGCGTAGCTTGTAACCAACATAAACACGGAAATTTAATAGCCTACCAAAAAGGACTAATAGCCAAAATTGGACTACAAAAGTACGACCAACTTGAAGCAAAGGCGCACGACACGAAGAAATGGACAAAAGACGAACTAAAGGAATTAATAGCAACCTACAAAAACAAGATTAAAGATGGAATTTAACAACGACTTCCGTTATGACTTACAAGTAGGTCAAGTTTACGAACAAGCCTTCGCCAAATTACTCGGTAGCAAAATAGAAATTAAACGAGACTTTCGATGTTTAGAAACGGGAAATATATTTATTGAATACGAGTCACGAAATAAAAAAAGTGGCATTGCATCCACCGAAGCGGACTACTGGTGTTATTGGTTAAGCGATGACCATTGTATATTAATAAAAACGGAAGCGTTAAAGGTACTTTGTAGGGCTTACATAAACACGAAACGAGATATTTTAGGGGGTGACATGAACACAAGTAAAGGTATTTTACTCCCATTAAATGACCTACTAAATAAAAATTTACCTTAATTTGTATTGTATTAAAAATAAAACGTATATTTGTACAAATCAATAAACAAAACAACATGAAAAAAGAAGAAGTAAAAGTTGAAGAACTGGTTAAGGTCACGGGGCTTTACCCGAAACTACACGCTGCCAAGCAGAAAATTGGAAAGGTAGCAAAGAACAGCACTAATCCACACTTTAAGAACAAGTATGCGGACATTAACGCACTTGTTGAAACTGTCGAACCTATCTTACTTGAATACGGATTAGTTTTAATTCAACCAATTTACAACGGATTAGTAACTACGGTTATTGTTGACATTGACAACGGAGATAGAATTGAAAGTGAAATGCGCCTACCCGAAATTCAAGACCCTCAAAAGATTGGCTCTGCGGTGACTTACTACCGTCGCTATACATTGCAGTCACTTTTGAGCCTACAAGCGGAAGACGACGATGCTAACAGCGCGAGTGCAACGGTCAAAAACACGAAACCAACTATTACGCAAGAACGTTTTGAAAATGGACTCACTCAAATAGCTGAAGGTAAGTTAACACCCGAAGCGTTCAAACAAGCCCTAAGCGGTTACCAATTAACTGACTTACAAACTAAAGCCCTATTGTTATTATGAAAGAATTTAAAACTAGGTGTCATAAACTTGGAAAATTGATGACTTCCCCAAAATCTAAAGGGGAGGTTCTTTCTCAAACCGCAAAGACTTGTATTAAAGAACAAGCAATTGAGTACAAATATGGAATAAAGAAAGACTTTTCAAGTAGGTACACTGATAAAGGGTTATTACAAGAAGAACTTGCTATAGAAATGGCGTCACAAGTCCTAAATTTGCCTTTTGCGCTCAAAAACACGGAATACTTCGAAAATGAATTTATCAAAGGAACGCCTGACCTCATCTTAGAAGACGAAATTATAGATATCAAATGTTCTTGGGATGGCACTACTTTTCCTTGGTTTGAAGACGAACTTCCTAACAAAGATTATTTTTGGCAGTTGGTCGGTTATATGTGGCTCACTGGACGTTCAAAGGCGCGTGTGGTTTATTGCTTGGTCGATACCCCCGAAGACATCGTGCAGGACGAAATTAGACGTACATCGTGGAAGAAATTCGAGATAGATGTCACCGAAGAAACGGAGAACGAAGTCCGAGCGAAACACGAATTTTCCCATATTAGCGAAAATAAGCGTGTTAGAGCGTTCCAAGTAGAGTTGAATGATGCGAATATCGAACAGGTTAAAGAAAAGCTGTTACACGCAAGAGAATACTATAACGAACTAATTGAACGATTATGAATCTACTTGAATTACTTATACACAACGAAAGAGCGCAAGCCTATCAAGACTCATTGTCAATTGAAGAACAAATAGAATTGCTTAAGCCGTATAAAAAAAGTGTATTTACTTTTCACATGGAAGACGGAAGAAAAATAGTAAGAGGTGACGATGAAAGCGACAAGAAAGAAATGGAGGACTTTTTTAAACAGAACCCTCAAGATGGATGCGAATGGATTGAATTTCACAAGTAAGCTATGAAAAAAGAAAAAAAAACGATTATGTTTCGCTTAATGATTACACCAACCGAAAAACAATGGATTGAAAACAAAGCCAAAGAAACTGGTTTAACTCAATCTCAAGTGGTAAGGTTTTATTATGTGAATAATGTTAAAGAAACGGAAGGTAAATTTAAAAACACGGAAAATGAAAGTAGATAGAATAGTAATCCAAGTCCTAAACCAAATAGCAGACCGCAGCGAACGAGGGCTAGAGAAATACGGAACGAACCTCGAAAGAACCGACCTTGAGACGTTAGATTGGTTACAACACGCGCAAGAGGAGGCAATGGACCTTTGTCTATATTTAGAACGAATTAAAGAGCAAATCAAAAACAAACAGTTATGACAAGACAAGAGGAAAAAGTAAATCTACAAAATGGAATTTTATATTATGAAGTTACTTGGAAGGCACAAACTGCAAAGCTACTTCCCAGAGATTTATATGAGGAAATAGAATTTATAATAGAAGAGCAAATTTATAAATACGAACCAAAAGACGAAACCAATAAATAAGCAAATATGAGTTACGAACACAAAGCAAACACGGGAAGCCTATTCCCAAACAACAAAAAGGCGGACACGCACCCTGACTACAAAGGTAAAATCAAAGTAGGTGAACAAGAATTTGACATCGCAGGATGGCTAAAAGACGGAGCAAATGGTAAATTTCTTTCTTTGAAGATTAGCGAACCGTTCCAACCTACGCCACAAAGCACCACAGATAAGATTATGAACTCAACAGGTATACCGTTTTGAGAGTAGCAGAACTAACGAACCTTAACGGCTTCCTTCGGGGGGCTGTTGAGGAACGCTTGGAAGTGGAATCGATGAGGTCTTTTTGTAGACGTTCAAAGGTCCAATGTAGCCAAGTCAAGAAGTTACTAAACAACGAAGGCGGACTAAACACCACCACAGTCCAACGAATAGCACACGCACTAATAGATAGCAGATATGAAGCAGACAGCAGTACAATGGTTGTATAGTGAATGGGCTAAAAATGGTACTATATTTCTTGAGGATTTAGAACAAGCCAAAGAAATGGAGAAAAAGCAGATGCATAAATGTGCTTCATTTTGGAGAGGAAAGGAAAATGAAATTGAAAAGCCAATTTTTGAAAAATACTATAAAGAAACTTTTGCAGAAATTGATTTAGATATAGCTATAATGGTATTAGAAGATTTCCAAGAATGGAGATTAGGAAATGTAGAAGAATTTTTACAAACGCCGAAAATACTAACTGAATCAATTGATACAATAATCAATTATTTTAAATCAGAATAAGATGAGACGCAGAACGATTGACAAAAACTATGTCAAATATCGGACGCAAAGACGGACAAAAACCGACTACACACGATTTATATTTCAATTACCCGCTTTCGAGCGACTGAACCCCGAAGAGTAACGGGGTTTTTTTGTTGGTTAAAAAATAATCGTATATTTGACTAAAAATTAACCACATGGAATATATCTTTTTAATTGCCTTAGGATGGTTTATACAGGAATTTGAACCTTTCAAGTATTTAGCTGACTATGTTTATTCTAAACTAAAGCCTAATAACATAATAGAGTACGTTTTCGGCTCGTTGGAGTGTTGGCAGTGTTGCACGTTTTGGAGTGCGTTAGCCATTACTTGGTCGTTTGAAAAGGCGGTTATTGCGTCCTTTATTACTTTCGTATTACAAATGCTTCATGAAGGATGGATGCGCAGGAGGTAAGCCTATTTGAAACGCTTTACGACGAGTTTAACGCAGGCAAGGTTAATAAAGTGACCATTGTAAGGGTGCGTGACGTTTATAACAAGTACGCAGACAAGCCCGTGAACTATTGTATGTGTTCGAGCGTTCAAAGACGGATTTACGCCAAGGACTTTTTAACGTGGTATGCGGAGTTTAATAGATAAATTCTATACTGACAATTATAACTTGTTGGTGAGCGCTGCGAAAAGACGAATAACGCAGTTAAAGAAATCTATTGAGCCTGAAAGTTTAGTGTCATCATCCTATTTGTACTTAGTAGGTAAAGCGGACACCATCCAAGAAGAAGAAATCGAGCGTTTAGCCTTTGGGTTTATCTATTTTGAATTGATGAGGTATAACTCGCAGACGAATTTAAAAGAACGGATAAACTCAGTGGATTTAGAATTTGATATTTCGGACCTGAATAACCAATCGAACAATATGCTACTTAAAATAGATGTAAGCGACTTTGAAAACACGTTGGATAGAGTCGATGCAATACTTTGGAATGTGTATTACAACAAGGGAATAACTACAAAGCGAGACCTTGCAGAACATTTTAACATTGACCCGTCAAGTGCATTGATTTACATTAACGAATTGAAGCAAAAATTTAGAAATTATGTTGAAGATAAGAGAGAATTATGAAGATGTAACAATTGAATACTCATTGAATGGGGTTCGTGTTACTAAAAAACTTAAAGACATTACAGAACAGGAAATTGAATCGGCTGAAAAATGCGGGGTCCATTTGGCGAAGTACTTTGAAAAGACGGAACTAAACATTGAATTTTCAAACGAACTACCAACTATAAACTATAAAGCAATAGAAGTAGAACAACCCGAACTTCAAGCGGTAACCTTTGAGAAACCTAAGCGCAAAAGAAAATGAAAATTAGTAACCTATTCGCTTTTTTAGTAGCTTGTTTTGTACTTGTTTCAGCTTTGAGCCTTATATACAACGACACTACTCACGCCATGCAGTTTTCAGGGTGGTCTTTAATTAGCTACCTTTGTTACTTGGTAGCAATAACTGGCGAAAATGGCTAAATACTACCTACTCGACGCAGGAAAGAACATGACACGTTTTGCAATGGCTCTTGAAAGTGAACTAAAAGCTCATGAAGCCCATGTAGTGATGTATTTAACCGATGTGGACGGATTGATGTGTTTAGAGGAAATAAGCGAAGATGAATTTTTAGACCATTATAGCAACAAAAAGACGAACAAAAAATGAAATCAAAGTATATAGAAACTCCTGAGAAGATGTGGGAACTATTCGAAGCCTACAAAGAGAGTAGACAACCACGCCAAATACAGAAAGCAACCCCCAAGGGAGTCGTAATAGAACTTCACACACCCCCACTTACAATGGAGGGCTTCGACGTTTTTGTCATGAATTACGAAGGTATTGAATCGAGGGGAGTTGAGCAGTACTTTTCAAATAGAGAGGGGGCATATTCAGCGTATATAGGTATCTGTTCACGCATTAAGAAAGAAATACGCAACGACCAAATTGAAGGTGGCATGATTGGACAGTACAATCCGTCAATCACTCAGCGACTAAACGGACTCACTGAAAAGACGGACGTAACTACTGGAGGGGAAAAAGTAAACCAACCTGTCACGGTAAGGATAGTTAATGGAAATACAAGCGACTAATATCTTTGCCCGTAATTGGGACGCACTAAACAGCGACAAACGTTTTATCATAAATCAGGGAGGGTCACGGTCAAGTAAGACGTATTCGCTTTGTCAGATGATTATAGTTTACTGCGTGCAAAACCCAAACAAGGTGGTAAGTATAGTTCGTAAAACATTCCCTGCTTTGAGGGCTACCGTCATGCGTGACTTCTTCGAGATTATGAAAGACTTGGAAATTTACGAAAAGTCGAACCATAACATGAGTGAGAACATTTACCGTTTTCCAAATGGGTCAATAGTAGAGTTTTTTAGTGTAGATGACGAGCAGAAAATAAGGGGGCGGAAGCGTGACATTGGATGGTGCAATGAAGCGAACGAATTATGGTTCGAGGACTTTCAGCAACTCAATATGCGTACCGAGGAAAAGTTAATCTTTGACTACAACCCGTCGGATAGTTCAAGTTGGCTATACAAGTTACCTCCCGAAGAAAGTGTACTAATCAAATCTACATACCGTGACAATCCGTTTTTACCTGAAAGTATTAAACGCCAAATCGAAGACCTCAAACGAACCGATGAGGCACTATACCAAATTTACGCACTTGGTGAGAAGGCAATCAGCAAAAGCAATATATACAACAATTGGACATTCTTAGGTAGGAAGCCTCAACGCTTTCAGTCCTACGTTTACGGGCTTGACTTTGGGTATAATCACCCGACTGCGTTAATAAGGGTCTATTGGTCAGATGGTGACATTTGGATAGAACCCGTAATTTATGAAAGCTACTTAACCACGTCCGAACTCATCGAAAAGTTTAAGCAACTGGAGATTGAAAAGACGGTCGATATTTTAGCGGATTACTCACGCCCTGAAATAATAGCCGAACTTCAAAACGCAGGGTACAACGTGAACAACGCTAACAAGGCGGTTAAGATGGGTATAAACTTCGTCAAGACCTTTGGGGTTTATTGTCAGGAAGACGAAGCCTTAAAAAAGGAATACGAAAACTACAAATGGAAAAAGGTAGGGGACATCATTACGGAGGAACCCGTTAAGCTATACGACGATGCAATGGATGCCGTAAGGTATGCTACAACCTACATTAAAGAGATGTACTATACCGACGACCAATACTTCGCCTTCTAATAACCACAAATTACAATCCTTACTTATTAGGGTATGGCAATGACACTAATAGCAGCACCGCAGGAATTTACACCCGCATTTAATCCGTGTAAGTTTATATTCAACTCGACGAATAATAACAACGAAGGGTTTAGATACATATTTGATATTTACATACAAGGCACGGCAAACAAAATAGCTGAGTACCGAGTACTTCCAACGTACGGGACGGGTTTCGGTGAAATCGATTTAAGTAAGTTACTAAGTTCAAAAGTAGCCCCCGATTTTCAACCTACAAACTATTCAGAAAGTGACACGCCCATTTCACGATTTAACTATGATGTAAAGGTAGGCGAAGAGTACATAGTAACTTACACTTACACGGCAAGTTTAGTCGATAACGGCGGGAACGTTAAGATAACACCAACGGTAGCACACACGTTTCAGGTAGGCGACCAAGTTGTAATGAATGCAGGAACTAACACTTTAATCACGGGGCTTTGGACGGTGGTGGCAATCACGGGAACTACCGACTTTACTATTTCGGCTTTGTGGTCCAACGTGACGAACCCCGCAGCAGATGGGACGGTAACTTATGCGGACAAGAGAAAGACGGTTATAAGGGACATTGAAAGTGAGTTGAACTATTGGGTATTTAACGGGGCGGTGTCATGGTCCAAGTTTAACGGATATAATCTTAATCAATATTTATTAGACGACACAAGTGCTTTATTCCTGACGTCTTTTCCGTATAGGGACATGACGATAACACCTAATCAGGAACTTTGGTTTAATGGCTTTAACAATGCCGTGACGGGTCGGATGGTATTTAACAACTCAAACGGCGACTCATTTTATTACGATGTCACGAATACTGAAATAACTACTCAGCTATGCGTTGCAAGTCCTTTTTTAGATTTGACGGTGCTTAGTGGGACGTTGCCTTTGATTAAGCCGAGCACTACGTCTTATGAAGTTTATTTTATTGACGATACACCACCTACCGACTCGCAGACCTATACTTTCAATATTGACCAACGCTGTGCAATCAATGACTATTATTTAGTGTTTTTGGATAGGATGGGTTCGTGGGGTTCGTTTGCATTTCAACTTAGAGCATACGAAAACGGGACAAGCGCAAAGCAATCATTTAACAAAGATGTACAAGGTTTTGTAAGTGGTGGTGAATGGTCATACGAAAGTTATGAAGCGGGGCTTACCACGTATTCAAGTACGGTGGAAAAGACGTATACGCTAAACAGTAATTGGATGAGCGAAGACATGGCGGTTTACTTTCAGGAACTCATTACATCGCCTGTAGTGTACTTTTGGGACGGTGCTAAATACTTGGCTTGTATAATTCAAGAAACTTCGTTTGAAGTGGAAAAGCAACGCAATAAGAACCTAATAAAAAAGACGGTCACAATTAAGCTGGCAAACCAAGACAAGGTAAATATATGAATGTAAAAATACAACTTGAAACGGGCTATCTTGACGTAAAGGATGGAACGGCTTTTCCTTTGAACTTTGGTGTTGCTGATATTCGGGACGTGTCTAAAAAATC